AATGACGAGGCCAGAGGCTGGCTGGGGCGCCCGTCGACAGTCAGAGCTCTCTGCAGATACTCATGGGTAGGCTGATCAGGTGTACCGGCTAGCTGTTTTTCTATCTTCAAAACGAACCCCGCTCGCATGTGGTTCTGCATATACGCCAACGCATGCACCCAGTTGACGAATGCCGCATCCTCATCATCACCAGTCATACAAAGTCCGTGTATCTGGAAGTCTGGTAGCAATTCCTCAGTAGCACACTGCATCAGATGGCTGTAAGCCGCATGCAGTATACAATTGTCACGTGACGTGTTCCTGTCACCCGAGAAGAGGCCGCCGGTTATCCGGACTTCCCCATCACCAAAGTCCACCCACGCATTGAGCGAAGCTTCAGCAGCCCACACGGCAGCAGCTGCTTTTTGCAGGAAGACAGGCCTTCCAGCAGCTACCTTCAACCACGCCTTAGCCCAGCAGAAATCTAACAAAGCTAGGGTTGTCATCTCGTGTTCCGTGTTGTAGTCACTATAATCCAACGATAGGAAGTAGCAGCCCTGCTCCGAGTACAGCTTATGCATGCGTACCCAATTGACAACATCATCAGGAGCCTGTTTCGCGTATATGCCCCCTTCGTTGATGGACCGCTCCATGGCAACTGAAGCAAAGGCTGAAATGAAGAATGAGGCGTCATCTTGAGCATACAAAGCTCTGTTTTTATGCCCAGGCTCATTCTTGGTGCTACACCTCGGTTTCTTGACAGGTCGGGACAACATATTCAACCAGATGTAATCCTCTGGCAGCACCATGGTGACAGCCTTCTTGTTGGGGCGAGCCGTGTTATCCGGGATCAAGCCTTCGGTAGCCATCATAGCAGCTTTAGCCGCAGCCGCGTTACTACTACTGCCTGAAGGGGCCCAAGCATAACGGGACTGCCACCAAGTATCGATGTCTTCCAGTCTTAAGGTGTTGGCCATCTTGGTTGCGATACGGAGTGTGAAACTCTCGAGGAATAGTTTTAACCGCCTCAACCACTGGCTCCTAGTCACAGAACCGTCAGCCATTGGGTACACATGAACTGGAGTATCAACAGTCCTGCGCACTTGTTCAGCAGCCCAATCCGCTTCATCTTTGTTCCTCCCAGCTAAATTGGCCATCTTACGCAGCACGAGCACCTCATCAACTGGGACATCTCGACACCCTGCCAACGTCAAGCTGCGCCTAGCAGCTACTAATCTGCTTTTCATGGCCTCAATACTGTCGACCAATCTATGCGTGAACCACCCACAGTCATTCATCCATTCCAGAACTCTCTTATCCGATGCCGCCATCCAGGCAGCCATAGCCACAAGAGTCCATGCCGAGCATCCAATTGAAGCATTGGCCAACGAGACCCACCAGTGCAGCACCTCTGGGTCACCAAGGCTCAAGAACTCATAAGCATCCGGGATACCCAGCACAGCGG